CTTCAGTGATAGAGAAACCCATAGCAACAGTTTCATGGTTATATCTAGCAGTAAAAGACTCTTGAGCTGTATCGTATGATATAGCTGCGCCCTCTTGCTTGATAGGTGCTGCACCAAATCCTGACAACTTGACTTCTTCTTCAAAGCTACGCTCTGAATTTTCAACGTCATAGATTTCTGCATGTTCGTCTTCGTACTTTTGGTACTCTAGACCGAAAAGGGCGTTTAAGCCCGGTAACAACTCTTTAAGGAGTTGCGCTCTTGAAATAGCCATAGTTCAATCTCCCTATTAAGCTGCTGATGGAGCGTTGCCAGAAACGACACCGATACCAAGTTGATGACCAGTGTTGAATTTGCAAAGCATAATTGGATATGCTGTACCTTTTTCATCACCATCGTAACCACCCTTCCAATCAACAATTCTGATCGGTAAAGATGCTGTAGTTGCTGCAGTGCTGATGTCTAATGAAACTCTAGAAATACCTAAAGTTGCATTTAATGCACCCTGCACTAAAGCTGCGTTTGCTGCTAAGTCGTCATCATTAACAGAACCATCTGCTTGAATCTCAAACAAGATGTTAGGATCATCACATACATATGCCATTGCATTAGTGTGAGCTGTTCCTGTCCATTGCTGGTTGAACTGTGTTTGACCTGTACTTAGATCAGTATAACGACACCCTAAGAAAATTCCTATAGGTGTTGCTGATGTAGTTCCAGTATCCTTTTGGATAGTGGTAGTTGATCCGGCATCGTTGAGTTTAACAACGTCACCGAAAGCTATTCCTGTGGAATAAGTACTCAGTATTGGATACTGCCTAAAAGAACCATTATAAGTTCCTGATAAGTTTCCAACTGGTCTTAAACCGAAAGGAGCTGCTGTTGCTGACATATCTGTCTCCTTCAATTAAAAGTTATAATTTAAATTTTATTTGCGTGTGCTTTTCTCTGGTTTGAGTACTGGCATACGGGGATCGGATTCTCTCATGTAATTATTATCCACAGCCGCCATTTGACTAGCGGTAGCATTGCGATGATAATCTCTTCGAGCATCCATATTTTCTTTGGAGTTCCTGCAAAGTAACAGTCCCCCAACCTCTACATTACCCTTAAATTTGGAGTCTACATCGGGCAAAACTTTAAGTTCTGGATGATCTTCCAGCTTTACTGGCTCCCAACCTTCACGAAATTTAGATGAAACATTAGTGTTATCAGACTGACCAAGTGTTGATGTGCGAATCCAACGGAATTCTACTCCCTCTTGTGGATCGGGGTCTGGTAAAGCATTAGCTCGTTTCCAAGTTACTTTACGTTCTGTGCTTTCTCTTGTTTCAATAGTGCGTGGGTCACGATTAGCCATTATATTGACTCCTTCAATAGTTGCGCTGCATATTGTTCAGGTGTAACTCCCAGACGTTTAGCGAGTCCTATCTGGGTGGAGGTTAGCTGCACTTTGCGTGGTTTTTTTGCACTTCGATTAACGGGGGCAACCACGGAACCAACAGAGCGTTGAGGTGCCTCTACCTCTTCTGTCTCAACATTCTGCTTGTTTTTGTTGAAGTGCTCTGGGAACGCTTTTCCCATAGCTTCATCAATTCTTCTGTAATACTCTTCAGTATCTAACTTTGGATTTAATCCAGCTTTAACTAATTTTTGATGTACGCCCATTGCGTAACCTGTCATATCTTCATGATCTTCTTTTTGAAACCAATCATTATTAGCCTCTAACCATTCTTTGTCTTTGCCAGTTGGAACCTGCACAGTGGGGCGAGCAGGAGCCTGTTGCGTTGGAGGAGCTACGTCTGGCTCAACTGCTCTTACTGGGGGTTTGTAATTATAAACCCTATACTTTTCATTTTGAATCGAGCTTAATTTTTCTTGAGCCTCTAATAGTTTATCAGGATCACCTAATTCATAAGCCTCTTTATATTCTTTTTTTGCCTCATTTAATTGAGCTTCTACTCTACCTTTTGCCTGCTCTACTAAGACACCCTCACCATCATCAAGGGTTTTTCTTAATTTCCTATTTTCTTCCATGAGCTTTTGTGTGGCAGTAACCGCTTCATCACTTAAACGTTTAGCTTCTTCTTTTTGCCTACGCTCTTCGTGATACTCATATTTTAATTGTTTAATTCTTTTTTGTACGTCACCAGAATATTTAGATACTTCATCGTCATCTGGTATTTGTGGAGGTACATTTTCTGCCCTCTTTGGTTTACCACGATCTTCCTCAGGAGTGTCATCCACAACCTCTATCTCAAGATCTTGGCTTTCCATTTCAATTTCTTGTTCTATTTTTTCTGCTGTATTTTCCATTATACCCTCGTATATTCTCTAGGATCATCGACAACAGCCTCAACTGTGTCGTCATTAATTAACCTAAATTCTTCACCTCTGAGTTTAAATCTTGTACCAGAATAGGATCTGAATATAACAAAATCACCCTCTTTACAGTATGGTCCATCTGGAAACTTGTCTGCATCATTGTATGCAGCTTTCCCCATTGCTATGACCAATCCTATAATAGAAGCTGTTTGCTCCAATCCTTTTAGTTTGTCTGGTATAATAACGCCACCACTTGTTTTCTCTTCTAACTTTGGTATCGCTATAAGTAATTTATAACCCTGTGGTTCAGGTAATTTACGAGTAGTATCTTCGTCTAGTTCTATTTTTTCTGCAGAGTACATCTCTGATCCTTTTGCAGCGATTTAGGTTCACCGTGACCTTGCAGACTCAATCGTCTGAAATAACGTTATTTTAAATATACACAACTATTGACGACTTGAAAAGCCCCTAATCTTCGATATATCTTTTTTCAGCTTCTTCAAGTAGTTCTATTGATATAGATAAACCCTCTATTTTTCCTACAAGTCTTTGATATTCCTCAAAGTTTTTTACCCTGCCTGAAGCCAAGTGAAAAGAAACTGCGTCTGATTCTTCTCTAATTTTTTTAATAATGTAGGTATAAATGGTTTCGTTTTTACTCATTTGATAAATCTTTTGCCATGTCTATCGCAATCCTAGTACCTTCAGAAATAGCCTCGTTTTTAATTTTTTGAGATTGAATTTGAGCGTCTGAAGAATTTTTTGTAAGGGCAACACCAAGTCTTGCGCCTTCTCTCTTGTTTTCAGATTCCAATCTTTCGGTTTGATTTTTATCATTCATCATCGCTTTCTGCGCCTCAAGTTCCAACTTAGCAATGTCCATTTGTTTTTTGTGCATTAACTCTTGTTCTTTGATTGCTAACTCTCTTTGCTGTATTTGAGTAAGAGGATCTTGCTGCTGTCTCTGCGCTTCTGCTTGTTGAGCTTCAGCATTGTTTGATTTTAATAACTTCTCTGCGGCTTCTGCAGTAACCCTTGATAATTCTTCCTCTACATCTTCTGGTAGCGCCTTTTCTTCATTAGGCATAGAAACACCAAGATTCTTTTCTATTTCTTTTCTATATTGGAAGGCTACATGCTCAGTTATATGTGCTGATAAGGCGGCTTGTATAGCTCCTGCAAATGGAGATTGTCCTACCATTTCTTTTATTTTTGGATCATTGGCAGCAGCCATGTGAACTCTTATATGTGCTTCATGATCTTGATACTTAAACGCTTTAACTGGCTCTTGCTTTAACATAGCCATGTTTTCTGTAACTGGATCTGCAGGTTTAATGTCTTCTGGCAACTTAATGATTGAGCTTGCGTCTTGTATGCCAAGAACTTCTAGCATTTGCCTATGAAGTTTACCCATGTCGTATAATTGTGGAGCCTGCTGTGCAAGTTGTAATGCCGCTTGATACTGCATAACTCTTTGAGACATAGTTGCTGCATTAGGATCAGATACAGGTATAACATCTATTCTGTCATCAAAATCCTTTGTTCTTGAAAAGTCACCTTCCATCTCATAAGCATATTTATCATCCATGTAATCTCTGATAACAGAAGCAAGTAATCTCAACTCATTCTTTAAAGCTGCATGTAGTCTAGCCTGTACACCAGACATAACTTTCATGGACCTTTCCATTAGAGCAAGTGTTGTTCCTACGGGAGCTTGGGCGTTAATGTCCCCAACCTGTATATCGGCTACCGACCCTATTCTTCTTCCTTCGTCAACGATGTTTCCAAGTAATTGGTACAATACCGATGACGGTTCTTTGTAAGGAATGAAAGTAATAGCGTCACGGATGGCACCACCCGGGACATCAACGTCACGGAATTCACCCGGCATGAGAGGCGAATCATCACCTTTGATACGAAGACCCCTAGCTTTAAGACCAGCAGGCAGATTCGACAACGTACCGGCATCGATAAGCTGTCTAAGGATTGAGGTTGCGCTTTTTGCAAGTCCACCGATGAGGTGTATAAGTCCTGTTCCGTAAAAGCCCAACCCGGGGAGATACCTATAGTGGACAAAGTATTGTCTTTTCTTTTTCTTTTTGTCATCTTCGTAGTAATTCCTTCTTATAGATAATATCTCTCTTGATGATTTGTCTATGGTAATGACATAAGGTCTAGCTATTCCATCTTCTTCATTGAATGGCTCTGGCATTTCCATGTCCACATGCATCTCAAGAAGAGTATGCCTGTCATCATCTTCAATCGTGGCGCTTTCGCCATCTAGCTCATCATATTTTTCCTGTATATCTGACATATCCGGCTCTGGATCAGGAAGTTCTATATCACGATAAAATCCATTATTTATTAGTTTCATTATATCATTTGATGTTTTTTTCATTACATGTGTGTATCTCTCACATGTCATAAGATCAGATGCGCCATATGACACAACAAAGTCTTCTGCAGGAACAAACATTGCACATGGTCTTTCCATGATTGGATCGTAATAAACTTTCTTAAAGGCAGATCCTGCTAAAGGAAGTTTAAATAACATTTGCTCTGTTTCATCACGATACTCTGTCATCTCCTCAGTAAGAAGATAATTCATTTCGTTTTCTACTCTTTGAGCTTGCTCTGTTTTTTCTACAGACATTTTGCCAAGTATCTTTGTTCTCACTGGCCCAGAAGCAGGGTATATCTCTCCCATAGCCTGCGCCTGAAATCTAACTATTGATTCTGTAAGGATTGGATGAAATACACCAGATGATCCAGCCCAAGGCTGCTGTCTTTCTTCTATTCTCATCCCAAGAAGATCAAGCCCCTTAACATAACTCTTTGCCCATTCACTTCTTGATTGCCTATCGGATTGAAAACTACTTAACAATTCACTTGCCATTTCTTGCAAATCATTCTCTTCTATTTCTTCAGCAAGGTTTCGATCAAATTCTCCACCCATTATCTCCCCTACCTGCTCACCAGTAAAGTCAATAATCATACCTCCGTCTTCTGTTTCAATAGAAACTGTGTCTGGGTTCTCTGCAGATACTGATTCAGGATTCTTTAACTCTACAGTTATATCCTCATCAATAACATCATCATCTTCAGTGAATGGAACCATAGGTTTTTCAATAGCCATTTTAACTTCCTCTAATAATATTCAACTGGTCTTCTGTACTTTGGTTCATCATCCCAATCATCCATAGTGGTTCTTATCCAACCACCTTGCCTGAATCTTAACAGCGCTTGCGTAGTTGAGTCAACCAAGTCATCATGGTCACCAGCTGGAAAAGCGGCACATTCTTCTATAACTTCTTCCGCCCATCTTGTTGGTGGATACCAAACCACACCACTTGCAAACAGGTCTGTGACACCATTAACTCTAGCTATCTTATCCTGTCCACGGCTTGGTGTAAACTCTGTTACTGGTATTCCCATAGCTCTAAGTTCAAAAATCAAGGGTGATCCTGCGGCTTTTGCCTCAACAATCATCTGATCTGGCTCAAATTCCCAGTATTTATCATAGGCGGCACGTTTTAATTCAGGAAATTCTAGTTTTTCTTTGTATGCATCTATTAAAATCAGGTTGGGTATCTCGTTTCCGTCATTGTCAGGGTGGTGAAAGATGCCCCAAGTAGTACATGCACTATAATCTGCTCTTTGTGTCTTTAAAAACGCTGTATCCCACGATTGTATGATGGAATCACAGGGCGGCAAGTCTTTTCCTTCCCATTCCTGCCACCATTCACGCTTAATCAACGCTCCTTCTTCAGATGTAGGGTCCTGTTGGTACTGTGCGTTCCATTTTGATACTGGTAATTCTGCTTTTAGAGCATCTAATTCACTGCCGCTCCAAAATTCCGGCCATAATGGCTTACCTGATGGCATAATTGCAGGTAATTGTATAACTTCCCACTCATTTGACCCCTCTCTTTCAACAGATTTGTTAACAATCTGCCCTGTGAGGTCCCTTTTTGACCATCTGGTCATCACAAGTATGATTGCACCACCCGGTTGCAGTCTCTGTCGAGGGCCAGATGTGTACCATTCGTAAACTTTGTTGTAAACTTCCGGGTTATATTCACCCATTGTGGCTTCCTGTTCAGAGTGTGGGTCATCAATTATCAAAATATCAGCACCTTTACCTGTTACGGCACCTCCAACACCTATCGCAAAGTAGTCACCACGCTTATTTGTGTTCCATCTTCCTGCTGCTTTACTGTCTGTAGACAATTCTATGCCGGGAAATACATTCTGGAAGTCTTCGTTTTGTATTAAGTTACGAACCTTTCTACCAAAACCTACAGATAGTTCTGCGGTGTGAGCAGTCTGAATAACCTTTTTGTCTGGATACATTCCTAAAAACCATGCAGGGAATAAATAACTGGCAAATTCCGACTTGGTATGACGGGGTGGCATGTTAATAATCAATCTTTTTAATTCACCCCGGGCCACTCTTTCAAATGCTTCTGCCATAATCTCATGGTGCCTCCCATGTATAAAGCTCGGCCACATAGAACGAACAAAAGGAAGAAACTCTTTCCTTGCCTTCTCCTTTTCTTGCATTTCAGTTAGTTCTTCAACGAGATCCAGTATCTCTCTTTGCTTGTCTACAGGGAAACTGTCTAACTTCTTGGATGCAGTTTTTAAGATAGATGCCAAATCATTCATTGTCATTCCTAATAATCTCAGGCGGTCTACCCTCAACTATTTTCTGTGCCAATTCAATCATCCATAAACAGGGGACTGTGTCAACTGCAGAAACTATGTGCAGTTCACGCTCTCCATCTTCTGCCTCTATCCATCCAATAATTACGGGGTCTATCAAATCAGGAGAAGGATCATAATAATCTTCCCTGTTTTTATCTTTTCTGTAGTTTTCTAGTTTTATAATATTATTTGGCAAATAACTTTCCAACTTGTTATAACAGTACTACTAGTTATAACTAGTAAGTTATACTAGTATAAAAATATATATATACTAGTTATAACTAGTAGGGAACCCCTAAAGTAATTTTTTTTTACTTTTTTACTTATTTTTACATATATGGGTAGGTGGGGTGTGTAAATATGTGAAAATATTTAGGGGGTACCCCTCTTGACAAAATTTTTAATTTAAGTGTGCAACATAAACTACAGGGCGCGTGGAGGGGGCGACACGACAAGGGGTGGTACGGGTATGGTGGGGTAACTAGAAGTTAAAATTAACTAATAGGTAGCTAGAATTAACACGAAAATAGCTAACTTTTACCGCCTAAAAGTTTGGACAATTTATCTTTTAGTTCTTCTGTAATCTCTTCGCTTGTCTTGTCGGCTTGTTTAGTTTCTACCTCTAATTTATTACCAAACATTTGAACTGTTTGTCCTAGCAAATGAAGTGCC